GCGATGAAGGCGGCGTGATGACCTCGGTTGTTGTGCGGCCTGACGTAGAGATCAAGCGAGTGGATATGGCGACCTATGATTGACATTACCCAGCCCAACATGCGGCTACGACTGGACGCATTTACAAATGGTCATTCTCGGCACGTTCACGCTAGGGAATATTTCAGAGCAGTTCGCTCAAAAGCAATAGTGGGCTAAGGCCCAAGGAGTACGTTATGCCACGTTATATCAAAGTCACTATCGAGGCTGGGAACGGCGACGTCGTTTACATGCAGGACACTCACTACCAGTCGTTTGAAACCAAAGAGCAGCAGCTGGCGGAGCAGATTCCGATGTTCTACGCCATCATGGCCGCTGTAAAGGCGCAGGTGGACGACGCCACGGAAGCCTCTGTTGCTGCGCTAAAGGGCTGAGCACGCAATGGTCTTTCTCGCCGCACCACTGCTAGCTGTTGTGGCTGTGCTGCTGGGGCTGTCTGCGCTGGTTAGCATGCTGTGAGAGTTATCACTACACCCATCCCCGCTGGATCGCATGAGCTGGCCATCTGGACGGGACTTGCACCGAGTGATGTAGACACGGGTGAGCAGATCGACACTGTGTGCAACTTGCATCGCATCTCTGAGACAGAGTGCGAGGTTACAAAGGCGCACGGTGATCTGTCTGACGCGATCAATGTCGAGATTGGTTTACGGGCCAGATCAATGGGCTATCACACAATGCGCTTTGCTGTGACTGCGGGCGGTTTTGTGAGCCGTTGGGCAGTGTACGAAGGAACGAGAAACGGCATGGACTACTACCGCGTTGATTTAGTGAAGGCGATTGCACTGTATGAGGGGCGGGTATGAAGGATTATCTGATTCGTATTTTTGATGCGCTTTCGCAGCTTGGAAATTGCATTATCTACCCGTCAACAGGGACGCCAAACCACAGCATTAGTGGTGACGCATACCGCTACGGGCGAGTAAAAACCGAATATTTGATTGACTTTCTGTTCAGCCCAATTGAGCGCGATCACTGCAAGGTCTCTCACGAAGCCGATATTAGTAGGGCAGCGAGACTGCTCAGCGAGACAGGACGAACACGATGACACTCAAAGAATTCCTCGCTACTGCGAACGAAGATCACGCCATAGCACTGACAGAGGCGCAAGCGTACACAGTGCAAGTCCCGAAGCTGTACACGGCCAACGTGATGACCCTCCTGCTCGTAGGCGCTGGGGTCTATGGCTTGCTTTCTGATACAGCACAGGACACTAACAGCCCTGTACGAGACATTTGCATGGCGTTGATGGATCGCTTGCGTAGCGAAGGTGAGTTCAACTTGGCCCCATCAGAGTCGATGGGTCAGGCGAATATACAGATGCTGGACGCTTTGATCGCTGGCCTGCCTTCGCACTCAGCACAGTTTACGGCGCTTAAAACACAGTTAGTTGCGGGTGGTGAGACTACCAATCATCCGTTTGGGGGGGCTAAAATCTACGATGTGTTAATCACGCGGGATGATTGCCCCACTGTCCCTGTGACTCCAGGCCCTGATGGGTTTGTCGTGGTCACTGCTTCTGCTGATAGCGAGAGGCATTCCCCACTAATTATGGGGACTAACTCCCGGACAGGCAAAAAACAACGCGCAGGGGTGATTACTGCCGTTGAAAAAGCGGGGGTTTATGAGTGTAGGATTCCGAATGAATTTCGCAGTTGGCCGCTGACGCTGGATAACCCTCACGGGGTTTTCTAAGTGGCTGACACGATAAAAATTCTTGGGCAGGAGGCTGGTGATGACTACACCACAATCGCTGATGCCAGAGCCGATATACCCGCAAACATCGTTACTCACGGTGGGGATAACTGGGTAATACAAGTTCGCTCTGACGCGAACTACGGCTCTTTTCAGTTCCCACTATCAGTTACAGACGCGACACATAAAATAATTGTAGAAGCATTCTCTGGCGATGAGGTGGATGGTACGGGTACAGGTGCGGGTTTCGTCTCTGGAACCGAGTCTGCGACAGGTGGCGGTGTCGTTGGGGCTGTAACGACATCAACAAGTGAATCCATCGTAGAAATACGAAACCTCAAGATCATATCTACCGATGCCGCTGTACCTGCCATAAGGTTAGGCAGTGAAAGGAATAAGGTTTTTTCTGGCTGTTTTATAAGCGGGGCTGGCTCAGGGATTGAGATTGTCAACAACTCAGCGAACGGGTTTAGCCTGATAAACTGCATTATTGCTGACTGTGGAGGGGAAGGTACAAACTGGCGTAACGCAAACGCGAGTAGTGACATTATCATCTCGGGTCTTACTGTTGTTAATAGTGTTGGCAGCGGTTTAGATGACAGGGGTTTCGGTAGCGCAGCGTTTATTGAATCAGTCAGGAATGTTTTCTGTTTTGATAACAGCCTAGATTTTAGGACTAATGTTTCTGACTCAAATGTGGATTACCTAGCCTCTGGCGACACCACGGCAACGGCAGAAGCGGCGACAACTGGCTACAACAACCGCACCACGGCTGATTTCGTTGACTATGCTGGGGGCAATTACAACCTAGCGTCTGGCTCAAGCCTGGTTGGGCTTGGTGAAGGCGGCGCAGATATTGGCGCAACGCTGGGCGGCGCGGCTACACCCACCACCATCACCGCCTCTGGGGCGGGTGTTAGACAACTAATCGGCAATCAATACATGGCCGTAGCGGCCTCAAGACTTAACGGAGTGCTGCAATGAGAATCGCCAGCGGTGTAACAGATCAATATGTGTATTTTGTCGCTGTAGACGGCACTGATTACGTCACCAGAGAGACTGGTCTATCGTCATTCACGGTATATCGCTCGCGTGACGGTGCGGCGGCTGTGGCAATGACTACGCCGACAATCAATGAAACAAGCTCGGCAAATATGCCGGGAGTTTACGAGCTACTGCTAGACGAAGACATGACCATTGGCTCCGGTAATGACACCGAAGAAATGGTGTTCCATATCACGGCTACCGGCATGGCTCCGGTGACTCGCACGATTGAGCTGTATCGGCCCAAGTTTACAGTAGGCTCTACATTATCACTGGCTGACATTAACGCCGAGTGTGATACAGCTATTAGTGACGCATCGCTCGCGACAGCCGCAAGCCTAGCCACTATTGATGCCAATGTAGACGCCGTACTCGTTGACACAAACGAGCTGCAAACCAACCAAGGCAATTGGGCGACAGCCACTGGCTTCGCGACCTCTGGCGCACTTGCTACGGTTGATAGCAACGTGGATGCGATACTGGTAGACACTGGCACAACGATACCCGCACAGATTACGGCGCTAAATGACATTGATGCTGCGGGTGTTAGGTCTGCGGTTGGCCTTGCTTCGGCAAACCTTGACACCCAGTTGAGCGCGATTGATACCGTGGTGGACTCTGTTCTAGTCGATACAGGGACAACCATACCGGGGCAAATTTCTGGCCTAAACAACCTGTCTGCTGCTGACGTGAATACTCAAGTAGATACGGCGCTGGCCGACTATGACGCGCCGACCAAAGCTGAAATGGATACAGCCTTTACTGAGATTAAAGGCGCAACATTCTCTGGCTCTACGGACTCTCTTGAAGCTATCCGTGATAGGGGTGACGCTGCATGGACTGGTGGCGGCTCTGCTCCGACTGTTGGCGAGATTGCTGACGCTGTATGGGGCGAAGCTATCGCTGACCACAGTGGTGACTCAGGCAGCACTGCTGAAGCTCTGGCTGCGGCTGGGTCTAGTGGAGACCCTTGGATAACGTCACTCCCAGGCTCTTACACTGGCACGCAGGCGGGCAAGATTCTTGCTGACGTTCTGGCAGATACTTCTGACCTGCAAGCGAATCAGGGGGATTGGCTGACCGCTACCGTCCCAACCGCCATAGAAAACGCTGATGCGCTGTTAAACCGTGACATGAGCTCGGTGTCTGACACTAACGCGAGAAGCCCGCTTAATGCGCTACGCTTTTTGAGGAATAAGTGGGGCGTCACAGGCACCACCTTGACGGTGACAAAGGAAAACGACACCACAGCGGCATGGACTGCGGCGGTAACGACTAACGCCAGTGCAGAGCCGGTAACGGGTTCAGACCCGGCTTAAAATGTGGCTGGCTTCCTTTCTCCGCTATTTGTTCTCGGGCTTGCCGCTTCTGGCATACAGGGCGGCTTTACTACGCCGTTGCCGTTGTTCCCTGCTGGCAGCACAGGGTTGCAGGCTGGATTCAGGACGCCGTTGCCGTTGTTCCCTGCCGGTGGTGGATTGCCCACACCTGACCCAATTATTATCAGAAATCGCGGCACGTCTAACGCATGGCGTGACGAGGAAGATATTTTAGCGGTCATTATGGCCATTGCTGTACGCGACAGTTAATCGCGGCTGGAGGGTGTTATGTCAGAAGAAGCGATTTATGACGATGGCGTAGAGGAAGCCGAGGTTGAAGCCCAAGACGTTGAGCAGGTTGAAGTGGATGAGCCTGAATCAACAGATGAGCCAAAAGCCGAAAATCATGGGAAGGTAGTCTTTAGCGAGGAGCAGCAGCGGTTTATCAATGACGAAATCGTGGCCAAGAAAACGGCCAAGATGCGCGAGATTGAGCGCCAGTCTGAGCAGTATCGGACGGAGCTGGAGACGCTACGCCAGCAGGTGCCAAAGGACGCGCCACCAACGGTTCCCCCTATGCCCGACCCTTGGGACGGTGAGTTTGAGCGCAAGGTAGAAGCGCGAGACGCTGCAATACTGACGAAGGCCAAGTGGGACGCGGCCCAAGAGTATCGGCAGCAGCAAGAACAGTATGTCCAGCAGCAGTCTCAACAGGCCAGTATTCAGCAGCTACGCGATACTGTTCAGAGCTACACAGAGCGCGCTGAAAAATCTGGCATCAAAGAAAAAGAATTGCAGGCTGCGGGGAACACTATCGCTACCTACGGCATGGATCACTCTCTGGTGAATTACATTCTCAACGATCCAGACGGGCCAGCTCTTACTATGCACCTTGCACAGAACATTGCTGACCTTGAAGTATTGCGGGGCTTAGACCCTATCCGTGCCGGGGTATACCTGGAGACGAAGGTTAAGCCATTGGCAAAGAAAGGCCGCAAGCCACCACCTGAGCCTACGGACTCCCCAAGGGGTTCTGGCATGGCTGAGAAGTCGCGTGGGCCAAAAGGCGCTACGTTTGAGTAGTTGACACTCTGCACACGGACGTGCATATGCTTCTAATACAGCCTTAGTGCTGGCTTTCAATAACCGTTTAACGGGCCTTGCTGGATAGTTTTACCGGATTACAGCGACCGGAACCCGAAAGACTTTTATTGATGCCAACACGAGGGTTTCTCACATGGCTAATTCGCTGAATAGTAACGTCACGCGCCAAGTTGCGCGTGTATTCTTGGAGAAGTTTGAAGCTTCTCGCGTCCTGACTAAAGCTGTCGATACTCAGTTGCTGAACGGTAAGTTTTCACCGCGCAGTGGCTCCAATGTCGATTTCAAGCGTCCACACGATTACAACTCGCTGCGTACTTCTGGCGGTGATATTTCTTCGTCCACTAAGTCGGACATTATCGCTGGTAAGGCGACTGGTACGGTTCAGGACTACTTTACCGTTGCAACTGAGTGGGGCAACGTAGAAGAAGCTCTGGAACTGGATCAACTTGACCAGATCCTTGCGCCTATGGCTACACGCCTTGTCACTGACTTGGAGCTTGATCTGGCCAAGTACATGATTAACAACGGCGGCTTGTCTTATGGATCTCCAGGCACTGCGGTATCGGCATGGTCACACATTGCCGGTGCAGGTTCGCTCATGCAGTCCATTGGCGTGCCTTCTGGCGAGCTTTGCTACGTCATGAACCCCTTTACCCAGCAGGCTTTGGCTGACGCTCAGAACGGTTTGAACGCTTCTGACAGCTTGGTTAAGACCGCATGGGAAAAGGCGAAAGTTTCTGATATGTTCGCCGGTATGCGCGTCATGACTTCCAACTCGCTCAAGTCTCGCACGTCTAGTGCAACGGCTGACCGAGCTGGTGCTGTGGCTTCTGCTACTGCGACTTATGTGGCGCACAAAGACAGCATGATTCAGTCAATCGCTGTTGATGGATTCACTGGTGACTTCACCGCTAAGGCGGGTGATATTGTCGAAGTCACTGGCCGCCACTATCTGTCGCTTGCTACCCGAGAGCCGATCTTTGACGCTACTGGCGCCAAGATCAAGTTCCGTGGCGTGATTACGGCTGACGCAACCATTACTTCCGGTGAAGGTACTTTGCTGGTAGCTGGCCCTGCGATCTTTGAAGCTAACGGCCAATACAACACGGTTGACGCTGCGCTGGCTGACGGTGACGTGATTACCATTCTTGGCACTACGGGTGCGGTGTATCAGCCTAACCTGTTCTTTGCCAAGCAGGCGTTCGGCTTGGGTTCGGTCAAACTTCCCAAGCTGTACAGCACTGACACGGTAGCCACTACTGAGGACGGCTTTTCTATCCGCGTATCTAAGTACGCTGACGGTGACGCTAACACTCAGAAGATCCGCTTCGACATGCTGCCAGCCTTCGCTACCTTTAACCCGTTCTTCGCGGGTCAAGGTTACGGTGTTGCGTAAGTAAGGAGGCGTAACGATTGGCCCGCCTGCTCTGACCAGCGG